GTCCTTGAGACGCTTACCAGTTTTTTCTGACCATCTTTCCTCTATGAGGGGAAGGAAAACGTTTCTCATCTGATCATCAATGGCTGCCTTTTCTACTAAGAGCTGCATCTCAAGCTCTTCAGCTGCTTGTAAATCAAATCCAAATCCATTATCTATCTGGGTTGCTATGATATTAGTAACCATGTGCTCAAGTTTAATATTCTTTGGATACTTATCCCTGAATTCTTTCTGTTTATTGTATATAGCTAGGTTTATTTTAACATCCTGTATACAATATCTTAACATATCGTCTGTATATTTAGACCAGTTGTCCATATTATCCTTAAGTATTCTTAAGTATTTACCCCAAGCCTTAAGACTATTGTTTCCAATAGGATGGTTGTTGATATCTGGGTACATTAGTTTCGATACGATAAGAGTATCGTGAGCTTTTGTTTGCACCTTTCCATAATTTCTCTCAATAAAAGGTATATCAAACATGCAGATATTGTGACCAATAATAAGCTCAGCAGAACGAAGATCATCAATACCTCTTTCAATATCGTCCACATAAGTAAAGACCTCCTTAGTCTCAGTATCCATTGTAACCAAACAATGAATCTTAGTTCCTTCTGGAACTACTTCCCCCTTGTTATTTAATGTTATTTCATTGAGACCGTCTGTCTCAATATCAAATACAAGCTGTTTCATTTTATTCTCCTGACATTTCATGTATTCCTATGTTGTCCACAGCCTTGCTAATATCTACATCAGAATCTAAATGTAGAAAGTTTTTAATATTAGTTATAGTTTCTTCTGTCTCTGAAAGCATATCCTCAAAGAAAATTTCCGTGCTATAGCCAGTGAACTTATCTAGGTAAGCCCCAATGTAGTGATAGTTTAAGAATCTTCTCTCTCTAAGATCTTTATCTGATAATTTAAGACAAGCCTTTAGAAGAATTTCTCTGGTCGAAGAGGTAGATTTTATTTCGCTTTCTATTTTGAGTAATTTCTTGGTGCTTCTGTCTTGAGCACCCCCATCCCTACGTTTACATACTATTATATGAGTGATATCATCAGTAGATATCCCTAGTATCCACTCACCTAATATCTTAATAGCTTTATCTTTATACTTTGTAGTATTAATACCGCCAATAAGTTCTTCGAATGGAAGATCAAAGTATCCTTTTGGGTTCCCTTCTACAACAGGGAAGTCGGGGTGAAAAGCATGACCTGCTATTTCCACCCCTAGTAGTTTAAGGGTCTGCATCATCATGCTAGTACCCGACCTACAGCTTCCTGTTACAACAATCATGAGTCAACCAGTATCTTACCACTATCATCGAAAGCCCAGTCTAGTTCTTTCAATCTTCCGGTAGTATGGTCATAGAATAAACACGAAGCAACACCAGCTCTTCCTGTTAGTCTATTCTTTAATACTCTGACTGTTGTTGTGTTTGCTATGATTGGATCAGGATTCTGTCTATCTCTCTCTAATCCTATTACGGTATTAGGGACACTAGACAATGAGCCCGAGCCTCTTAGGTCTTGTAAGGTAATGCGATCTCCTTCTTCGTAAGCCTTGTTAGTCTTCTTCAGTTGGGATACTACATCAATCCTTACACCAGTTCTTGATACCAGTGCACGGAATTCCTTCATAATATTATCTATAAGAAGCCTTTCCGAGGAACCACCATCATAGTCTGATGAAGAGCTTCCGCCCATTAGACCAGTTGCAGCGGCTGTTATATGATCTAGAATAATTACTTCTACACCTAATGATACAGCCATGTACTCCATACGCGAACACAAATTCTTAAGTCCACTATTTCCTAAGTGATCATATATATAGAAATTAGTTTGATTTAACTCAGAACGAGCATCTGCATACTCCTCATCAGTTAAGTCATCAATAACACCTACACATATATCCTTAGAACCTAGTTGAATACTTAAGTCCTTCATCATTCGTTGTGCCCTAATAACTCTTACGGGTTTATTAAGCATGAGTGAGATCATATCGTCTATTGTTTCTGAAGGAGCTTCCTCCAACATAATAGCACCAATAGATCTACCAGCTTGTAAGTGATCATAGATCAGCTCACGAATGATTGTAGATTTTCCTGACCCTGTTCCTGATGCCCATAAAGTTATCTCACCAGATCGTTGACCTACTAAGAACTCTGTTAATGAGTTAAAGGGAAAGGGGAACACCGAGCATTCAGATTCTGAGGGTGCTTCAATGTTCTGGATATGTAGAATTTCATCTGGACTGTATCTCTGTGCTTCCCATATGGCATTAATAACTGCTTGTGATTCATTCTTCTGCAAGCATTCATTAGCATCCTTATAGGGTAGCGAAGCGATCTTACATTTCTCGGGGGGTAGGAACTCAGCTACAGATTTTGCAGCTTCTTGTCCAGCCTCATCCATATCGAACATAAGAACAACTTCATCATATCCATTAACAAATTCTAAGTTATCTTTAATTGCTTTGACAGCACCAGCAGCACCGTTAGGTAAGCTAACTACTGCCCACTTTAGATTAAGTAATTGACTGACTGTCATACAATCGTATTCACCTTCAGTAATTATTAACCGTTTGTTTTTACCACGCCAAAGGTTTTGTCCCCACAATGTGGGACGAGATGAGTCGCCAGTCCATCTAAAGGTTTTGTTAGGACCTCTTAAGTGCTGTGCAACTATTTTACCATCACGATAAAACGAGGCTATCTCAGCCTTCTTACCTTCTTTAGTGGAGATAGTACCGTAATTGAAGAACCTCATGGTCTTCTCGGTAATACCTCTATTTGATACAGCGTTTCCATTATAGAATTTAGTATTAGTATCACTCTGTATTTTCATTTCTATTACTCCTACTTTACCTTCACGATATTCACAAGCAAAGCAATACTTATGACCATCATCATAAATCGCTAAGTTATCTTGCGAGTTATCCCGCCCGTGACTAGCACAGGCGGGACATTGCTCCCTGTTTATTACTTTAGATGTCATTTATTTACCCCACGGCAGTCTCTTCTTAGTCCACATCCACATTGGTCTGCCGATAAGAGCACCTGCTACGAAGAACATAGCTACGTAACAAACATGTCCCACTGTTCCTTCAATCCAATTCATTTTAAGATCTCCTTAATCTTAATGTCGTCATCTTTGACGATCTTCCAAACAATTTTACCAGCCCATGCAACAGAGATAGCCCCTGTTGCTATAACAACCGGTAAGAAAATCCAATTAGCATACAATGCTAAAGCATAGTTGATTACTATAAATATTATGCCCCCAATGATGGGTTTCCAGCCCATACGTCCGCCTGTGAGCACGAGCAGTGCCATTCCGGATAGCGTACAAATGCCGCCAATCCACCCAAGCATAGGACTACACGTAATACCTGACGGTGTAGTTGCTATAGCATTAATACCAGTGATAGTAGTAGGAGGATCAAACCATCCCCTTGTTGTAGCACAACCAACACTAAAGACCAGCATCATCAAAAGAAATATTATTCTCTTCATATTTTTTGTCCCTTTCTTTATTATCTAATATAGATATTCCAATTGAAAAGTATCCTTCTTCTCCCCTAGGAGCCCATTGTTTTGAAGCGTATACTTGTAAAATCTGTGTGTCATCTTCCCATAGCCATCCATTCAATGAATCAAAAATAGCTTTGAGAAAATTATCTATGTCTGCACGGGGTGCATATAGCTTTGTTTTCTTTGGTTGAGTTACAAATAATTCAACGTCTACTTTTAGTAGTGTACTAATAGGAATAAATTCTGTACCCAATACTAAGGGTACTAGGTCAATCATATTCTGCCTAAACTTCTTATAAGCCCCTGCAAAGTAAGCCCCATGTCGTGAGACACGGGGTCTACTTGCAGCTACTGGGCTTATGGGGAAAGTCCATTCCATTAGAATGGGATTTCGTCTGTCTCCGCAGGAGTTTCAGATGTGTTCTCACTCTTTGGCATTTTAAAAGCCGAGCCATCGAATCCATCTTCTACTACTGGAAAACCACCTGAGTCTGTTGCCGACTTCTCTATGATCTGACATCCATTGAGATAAATACTCATTGAGTTATCACGATCAAGAACAGCAGGATTAAGACGCAAGCGTACTTTATCTCCACCAAATGGTGTGGCTTCTGTTCTATTAGACAGAGCATCCCGACATGGGAATGTTTGTTCACCCTTCTTCACAAAGATCTTTGACTTGACCTTTAGAAGAGTACGACCTTCATCATCATTCCTCATCCCATTAATTTTCGTTGCTCCAGATTCTTTTAGAAGTGTATCTAGCTTGGCTTTAAGGTCGCCCTCTACTAGTACTGTTACACTATGGTTTGCAGAGTCTGCACCAAACTTATCATCAGGTCGGTGAAGGTGTCCGTAAACCACTTCTAGTGTATCTGTAACAAAACCGCTTACTTTAGTCATCATTGTTGTCTCCTTATTTTAACAGTTATATGACTCACATATTATAACAAGTCTTTTCCTTAAATCAAGGGGGTGACTTGAAAATTACACAAATTATTCTAATAATTCTAGAATAGGTTTGCCGTCTATTATTATACCAGCACTAATTACTGGTTTATTAAGATGATTCTTAGCATAGTTCATTGCTCTATGATTCTTGTCTACACCACACCCCACATTCATACCAAATATTCTTTGGGTAGGGGATTGGAGAACCTGTAACATAGCAATGCTGTGGACATGCCCCATTACTATACTTTGTCCTAGCTTTACAGCGGCAGAGTATGCGGGGCGTTGTCCACCAGCACCTGTTCCATGTATGTACATGACATTATCTATTATAAAGGAGTGGTCCCACTTCCAGTTAGGGGTATCATATAAATCACTATAATCTACTAGATACATAGAGGGTATTCCAGCAGCTGAAGATAGCCTATGTACTCTTTCGTCATGGTTTCCAATACAAATGACAGCTTCGGGGAAAGTTTTTTTCCAAGCTTTCATACCCTTTACTGTCTGTTTGTGCTCATCTATTGCTGATGGTAGCTCTGGATTCTTTTGGTGAAAAGAAATCGAGTGATGATCTAATACATCACCTATGAAAACAGTTGTGTCTGTTTTATATTTACGTTTCAACTTTCTTATAAAGTCGAGATATTTAGTATGTGTTGCAGGTAAGTGTAAATCACCTATGCATAATACTCTTGCCATTACGTGCTCCTTTTTGATAGTCCTCTCGCCATTGTTGTGCGATAGAGGGTAAATCTTTACGCTTTCTTGTTTCCGGTATGGGCATAGCACTGATAAAGTTACCTTGTTTATCTGCTATGTGTTCCCATTTCTCTGTATAAGCTTCAACAGGACTGTATACATTTAGTTCTCCAGCCTTGTGCTTCTTTTGTATATCATTAAGTTCGTTCATTATTCTCCTTGTGGTACGTAAACTGTCACATCCATATCAGTATTAAAGATATGTTCTTGTTCTAATTCATCACATAGATTATCCATAAAAGTAGCCATCATAAATCGTGTAGGAAAAGAAAGTTCTATCTTTGTTTTTCCTTTGTGTCTCGCTAGTTCTGTTAGGTAGATTATATTAACCTCCATATCATGTTCACATTCAATTAATAAGTGTGTCATATTAAGAAAAGAAATAGTCAGAATCACATACTTGACTAATATCTAAGCTCCCCCTTTCTGGTGGGTCGGGTAGTATTTTGCCGACCTGTTCTTGAATTTCTATCTTGAAGTTCTCAAGTAAATTTTCCGAATGCATTGTTAAGAATTCCTCTCTTATGATAGCTCGCATACGCCCTATTAGGGGAGCATAGCATCCATACGAATCGTGTATCATAGATAGATGAGTAAACCCTTCATCAATCAACCTATAAATTGTTAAGAACATATGAGCAGCATCCAATGAATGGATAAAGTTAGGCGAGATAGCTTGCCTAACTGCTCTAATGTCCACATCTCTAGACTTAAAGTAAAATTTAAGTTCCTTGTGATTAAATAGTTTTGCCAAGGATCGTCTTGATCCTATAATATTATAAAGATGAACTACCTTAAATCCTGAGGGGGTAGTCCATACTAGTTGTTTATTGTTTTCAGCAGCCTCTACTGCTATGCTTTTTAAATATTCTTTACCTTTGTTAGGTTCCTTTAGAGTTCTGTTTAGCCCTGCTTGTATGGCTCGTGCTAGTTCAACGATGGCACTGCCTCTTCGTTCCTTCTTAATCCAATCTACATGTCCTTCCATTCTAGCATACTTTTGTATCCCATAGAAAGTAAGACCATATGAATCACACATGGTAGGTCTCTTGAGGACCACCCTATCAATCTCTCCCCAGTGGTCTAAGAATTCTTGATAGTATTCATTACTGTCTTTATGTAACTTACAATATTCTGTTGTCATGTCTGCAACAAACTGATAAAGATCTTGAGGTTTCTTTGAAGGTAAAACATTTGATAGCAGTGCTATAGTTTCGTCCCTCATTAGTGCAGACCAGTGCTGAGAACCATTGCACTTGCCATCTATGTGACAAGGTACTTGGGTCATGCCATCTTCCCTAGTTATATCTAGTATTATTGCAAGCCTTTGGAAAGATTTATTCTTTTTCTTTGCATCATCAACCCAGAAGTAGTCTGAGTAGGGATCATCAGCTATACGTTTCCATATATCCCAATGATTATCAACCCACTCAACTCTTTCCTTAAGAGATATTTTATCTTTACCAAATAAGTTAGCAAGATAAACTTTCTGGGATTCCATTCCTTCGGGTGTTTGTTCCATTGGTGTTGCAAACATTAATAACCCACGATCTACATCGGAACTCTGCGGCGATAGTAACTCACACACAGAGTAAGCCCTACCTCTAAAATCTAGAGTATAAGGCATGTAAAAGAAGTCCCAGTCGAGTAGCTTCTTTACTAGCTCCATGCGAACAAGCATTCTTCCCCTTGCTTGTTCTTGTTTATACCAATTACCCCAAGTTTCTTCTCTTAGCTGACACCATACTGCTTGTTCTTCTTTGGATCCATCAGTAGGATACTCTCCACTGTATACAAACTCTTCAAAGTTATATGCAGGGAGGTTAGCAAGTAGGGTATTGTTAGTGAATAAACTTTCCATTACAGCGTAGACATCTTTATTAATAGACCACTCTGTTTTTTGTAAAGCATTTACTCCATCTAAAACCTTTTGTGAGGGTTCAGAATAGTTCTGTTCTACCTTATCATCAGAGAATAAAGTAGATTTATATTTCTGTACTACAGGTTTTCTAATCTCAGGAGTCAAGTGTCCTCCTGAGTAGTTGAGTGTATGGTCAACTGGTGGTACTAACATCGGTCTGTATAGTAAAGAGGTAAGCTCTAACAGGTAGTGCTGTTCGTGTAAGTTCTTTAGTATATCGGAAGATAGTTCTATGTATAAGTAGTTTCTGTATCCTGTTTTAGTTTTCTCTCTCTTTCTATGAGAAATAATTACTTCGCTTTGTTCAGCTATCCTAATCATGTGATGACCAAAGTCTTGTCTTTGCTTTAGTGTCATCTTGGGTATGGAACCTACTTTCTTTGTAAATGCTATGCACCTTTTAGGGGTCCAGTTCTTTATGAATTTAGATTGTGATTTCCAGTTGTCCTTAAAATCTTCTCTAGCATTTTGGAATCCTATTATGTTAAGGGTGTCAGTTGCAATTTGATTAGCCAATGCTTGTGCTGTAGGTGGTTTGTTTAAGTCTGCATACCTGTAGCCAAACAAGGAAGGCGTTAGCCATAGCCTCATAAGACTTCTTATAGTTATATCAGCCATCTTGCGAGCACCCAATGTTAATAGGGGATGCACCCATGATGGTGTCTTGGGATTTTCACATACTAAATCTATCCACTCTTGGTATAGAGGGGTTAGTTGTTTAACAGTAAGGTCTAATACCTTTTGTTCTGGTACTCCTTCATCGGGAGCACGGTGGTATTCCTTCCAGTATCTGGATCTTGAAGTAAGAAACATATCTTCTTCAGCAACTCTTTGGAAGGCGAATCTATTCGATTGATCAGTTTTCGAAAGTGTTTCCCATTTGTTTATCATCAAGTTTTTTCATCCTTTGAGTATGTTCTTCTTTGGTAATTCGACCAAAAGCTAGGTCATAATTCAAATCATATCTCTCTTTGTCTACTGGTCTGGCTCTGCTCCCCTTACCAGCACTGAATGCATCAGTAGGTTTCCATACATTATGCAGCTTCCTACCTGCTTTTACTTTCTTTTTAATATCATGTTGACGATCTCTCATTTTCTTCCAGTTCTTAGAGTGATCCCAATTACTAGTCAGTCTACTATTATCTACACCATCTACTCCCATATCTACTCCTTCCATAGATTATCAGGAAGTGTTGGGGCGAACTTCCCAACTGAAGCACTACGCTATGCTACTTCCCTGTATAATGCCTAATCCAATTATATACCAGCATTATACATAGATTGTCGGGGAGTAGTAGATTTTGCAGTGCCATGATAGAAACGTCCTGCTTAATGTACA